GCAACACCCGTTAATACACCCGTATCTGGAGTCGCAACACTGCCGACAGAAGCCGTTGCGGAAAAACCTCTCACAACCGCTGTTGGGCCTGTATCAGATATTTCTAGACCTACTCTTCCTATCGAAGTGACCCCTTGCAGGGACAAATTAACAAGAGGAGGGAAAACAGATTGCCCAACTAAAATTTGAAGGGGCTCTTTTTTATCAGGGCGAGGATGCCATAACGCCTCTGGCTCAAACCGTACAGTACGGGGTTCTAACTGAGGGTGTTTTTGTTCAAAACACTCAGGACAAACCCTAAAACCAGTCCACTCTTTTCGTAAAGTCACATAGTCGTATTGTTGACCGCAGCGGTCACAAAGAGCTAAAGAGTGTTTTCCAGTTGCATACTTCATCTTATAAACGAGTAATAATCTTTGCTAGGGGTTAATGTTAAACTGGCACGATCACGATCTTCCGCAGCAGCTCGTTCAAATTCTTCTTCATACACCGCCTTCAATAGTTGCACACGACTAGGGGCTTTCTTTAAACTTAGATAATAAGCTAGACCTGCGGCTAAACAAGGATAAAACCTAAAAGGCACATCCACTGTATTTTGTGGGTCATCTACATCATTTATTCTAACAAGCCTGTCAAACACAAGAGTGTAAGTTAGTGCATCAGGGGTTGACCACAATTTCACAATAGGTGTGATTTGCCTATCTATATAAAACTGTGTAGGTCTTGCTGTTGTTGTTTTGCTGGGGATGTTAATATATGTGTCCCTACTAATACGACCAATAGCTATGTCTGACTGATTACCTGACCCATCATTTTGTCTTATAACAGCAGACAAAACGTCTATGGTGCTTCGTACGTTAGAAAAGTCTACCGCAGAAGTCACAGTTGTAGAAGCACCACTTGTTTCACCTACAATAGTTTCACCCGCAACAAATGTCCCTGAAGGTATGGTTATAGCAAAAACAGTAGCAGAAGTAGCACTTGTTATTAAAGCAGTAGCACCACTTGTTACACCTGTGATATTTTCACCCTCAATAAAAGCGTTTACAGTCCCTACTGTTATATTTAATATTCCGGCAGGATAATCAGCAACACCTGTAACTAACGGCAAAGATACCTGCTCAATAGTCCAACGATTTAACCCACGATTCGCCCAGTCTGCAAAAAGTAAATTTAAAGAACGCTTTGCTGTTTTTAAATCGTAACCTGAGTTAACAATTAAACCACAACGCTCAAACGCTTCTTCTATATACTCTGCTACATCTGGTTCAAAATCGACTGATCCTGAAACTGCCATTAGCTATAAGGTCCTTTTATCACTTTTCCACCGCTCTTCATGCCCTTGGGCTTCATAGCACCGCCCATTTTCATACCCTTGGGCTTCATTGATGTAGCACCGCCCATTTTCATACCCTTGGGCTTCATTGTCTTGCCACCCATTTTCATACCCTTGGGCTTCATAGCCTTGCCACCATTTTTCATGTAGCCCATTGAGTTGCGAACTTTTTTAGGCAGTTTAGCAAGACCTGGATTCTTTTTAGCATTAACTTTTTTCATCGTCATCTCCGTTTTTGTACAAGTTATCAAAAATTCTATTCACATCTAGCGTATAGTCTAAATCAGATTTTGAATAGTGTATATGTTGTGAAGGTCTGAAATCTGGTGCTCCTTCTCCTGTTGAAAACCACGCAGGGTGTGTAACTCTAACCCTGTTGTTAGGTAATGCTACGATGTTTCCCGTCCATTCCCCTGCATCTAATAACTGTAAAACGTGTGACTGTTTGTGCTGTGCGGGATCATCAGCTATTTCGCTTTCTGTATAATCTACAGTAAACAAATACTTTGCTGGGAACATTTCCCCATTAATTTTTGCTAACCAAGGACAAGGTGTAGTTCTGTCCATTACATAAACTGAATGATTATGCGAAGAACAATCCCAAGGTTGTGCCTCATAAGTTTGCATAGGCTCCGGCCACTGTTCTAACGGGACATCTCCAACCAAACCCGTTATGGGCATTCTAGCCCACATCGCACCACCGTGGACTGTATCCTCTTCTTCACCTTCTGCCTCACATCCCGTAAATATAACTTGGAAACTCAAGCTTCTATTCGGGACAGTCGTAACAGCGATAACCATAGCGTGTAAAAACTCACCGTGATACTTTTCGTGATTGTGGGTGTACTCTTTACGAACCCAACACTTAAAGTACGGGATATTGCTTTGTAAATAACTCATTCGTTAACTATAAGGACCTTTAACAACCTTACCCCCATCTTTCATTTTTTTAGGTTTGTCCGGAAAACCTGCTTGCATATTAGCATAGGCTTTAGGGGATATAGTAGAGTTTTTCTTAGACCTAGATTTTTTGTTCTTCTTTTGTTGGTTCATATTATAGTAAAGACCTTTGTTTGCCATCGTTTGCTCCCTCATTTGACCACGAGTAATAGTCATGAAAATAACTTTTCAAGAATTGCTGCACCAACAATCAAAGCAGCAATTCCCCACATACGCATATCTAACTTTTCAAGGCCTCTTTCTATTTTTGAGTACCTACGGTTGCATTCTTCTTCATGTTTTTCTAATAATGCTAACATTTCTTTCACTGTCATTTTACCACGCTTTGCACGACCAATATCGCGCACTGAATTTATCTTTAGCAGTATCGCAACTGTGTCTTGCTCTAAAACTTTTTCTTCTGGCAGGTATATCTTTTTTAATTGACATATTCTGGTCGCCAAAACGAACGAGTTTTATCTCGGTGCCTTTTTTAGCTAAAACAGCAGATTTCTTTTTAGCACTCGGTGTTTTCTTGGGCTTGTTAAATCCTGCGAAGCTCTCGCCTCTGTAAACAACTCTACCTGAAGCTGTTCGTTTTACATTTTTAGTAGTAGCCATAACAACTCCTAAGAATTAAACTCCTATGCGTGGAAAATGTTCATCAATGAAACAGTCGCAACGGTGTACCCAATAGCTAACCCATCTTTAAACAACAGACCTTCGTCAGGGATAGTATTATCTACTGTAGCATGGTCTGTACCAATAGTTTGGGCTTTGAAAACAATGGTTCCATCTTCTGGTGTTCCATTATAAAAATCAACTAACCCTGCTGTTCCTGCAGATACAATAGAAGTTCCTACAAGCCGAACTCTGCCACCGCCTCCCGCAGCTTTTGCACACAAACTTCCTGAGCCAACTGTAATATTACCAGCATACTGAGCAGAACATTCTACTGCACTAACTGTGACAAATAACTTAGCACCTGCTACTGCTTCAGCAGACCCAGTTGAAGTTATTACTTCAGTCATAGCATTTCCGAAAACATCGGTGCCTGTTATAGTACAAGTTTTGTTGTTGTCGCCAGTTCCAGCCGTCGTGACAGTTACATTTCTAGCACCACCACCTAAGAAGGTAGTTGCCGCCATCGTCGCTGATGTATTTGGTCGAGCTGCTGTAACTAACCGATCTGGATCGGCTGCGTTTTCATCAGTTATAAAGACGACTTGTACGTCTGATCCTGCCATTTTAATCTCCTATAAAACATAGGCGGGGCGTTAACCCCGCCAAATTAAACATTAGCCTGCGAAAAGAAACGTACCAGTAGTACCCGCGCCAAGATGCTGAAGGTTATACGATACATTCCACAAACCTGCTGTTGTGCAAGTGAAGTAGATGTAAGAACCAATGCTCATCAAGTTCGTTGTTGCGTTAGCAGGAGTGTACTTTAATAAAGTCTCCCCAGCAGTGGACGCATCAAACGTGACTGCAGCACTTGTACGACTCTCCATAATACTACCTGTTTCATAAGCATCGCTACCTGCACAGTCAAAACTAAGGAAAGCAGTTCCCCCAGTAGTGTCTACCGACTGAGCGTGGATACACACAACGCCAACTGTCGCAGCTGGGAGAGTGGTAATCTGTTGTGCTCCTCCAGTGAATGGATTTATATTAATTCCAGCAACATAAGAAACAGTGCCAGATGTGGCTTTAGCCGTTACAGTAAGTCCACCTAAAGTGGGCATCCCACCTGAAAATACAGAACCAGCAACTGTTAAGTTTCCACCAATAGTAGCGTCATTATTGTATGTGGAATTTGTGGTGTAAGCACCAGTTGTTGCATTTTTGGTTACGTCTTGGAAACCGTTTTCGGAGCGTACTGCCCCTGTAAATGTAGTGTTACCCATGTTAATCTCCTGTCTGGGATAAGTCAGCTTTCGCTGTCAGGATTAAAAGTTGAGGGAGAGCTAATGCCCTCCCCCAGTAGTATTATGCAGCACCTTCTGTGCCAAATATGCCACGCCAGTCGGTTGCTCCAAACGAGTATCGCTCGCGAACTTTGTAGCGAACATTACCAGTCTCGAAGTCACCTTCCATGCCCTTCTTGAGAGGAGAGCGTTGGAACATTTTCAGTCCATCAGGAACATCTGTCTGCACGAAGAATGCGTCAGAGTCTGACAACCTTCGCATAATGTGATATCCTTTTGGCAGGTAACCACCTGATTTTATTGCATTAATATCGTTATCAGCAGTTCCTGTGCGGAGCTGTGATTCCAACAAACGCTCTGCAACAAAGGTATAAGCAGTTGGAATAATCAACTGTGTACCCTGTGCAGCAATCCGTAGTCCACGATCATCTTTCATATCCGAAATTTGGATAAGAATGGATTCAAGTGAAGTTTCAGATAAATCAGCAGCAGTTGCTAACACGTTAGACTGATTGCCATTAGTAGTTGGGTGAGATGCACTTAAAAGTACAACACCGTCACCACCTGTGAAACCAGCAGTCTGTGCGTTGTTCAAAACATTCGCAGCTTTGATTTCCTTAGTGGAAGCCATTGAGCGAGCGAGAGCTTTGGTATAGCGAGAAGCGATTGAGCCATACTGACCATCTTCTTCAGCTTCCTCAGTAAGTGAGAATGCCAAAGCAACCGTTTCGTGCTGATAGCGAGCTGTCCATTGCTGGCTCCCACTATCATAGCTAATTGCTGCACCTTCATCTTTAGTTGGTGCAGATCCAAAGCCTTGAAGAAGAAGATCTTCTTCGTATGCTTTGTTTGAAGTATTCGCTTCAAAGACAGCGGAATACTCTGGTGGATAACTGTCATACTCAAGACCAAAAAGAGTATTCAGTCCTGGCTCCAGCATGGAGGCAAATTGTGCTCTATTCATAGCCATTGTTCATACCCTCCTTATATACCAGCTACGTTCGTACCAAGGATGTGCTCATTTATGAGTACCTCAATGATAGCGTTCGCGCCGAATGCGTTGTCTGGAGCATCGTACAAGCCAACAATCTTACAGGTAGCGATACCTGCAGCCATTGTGCCACTTGCTTCAAATCCAGATTGTCCAGTTACAGTTGATCCTGCCCCAGCAACAACATCAGCACAATTACCGACATTAGTCTGAGCAGGTGATCCTGCACTTTGAACTTTATACACAGTATATGGATCATCATATACATATGCTACGATGTCTGTAGCGACTGTGCCTGTAGGCCAGTATTCACTATAAACGTATGAGCCATCTGATGCGGTATAAGAAACCCCAGCAAAGACACCAATGTTATTGGTTTCTCCAGCTGTGTGCGGAGTAAGCAAACCAGTGTTAATCAGAATTACTAAGTCACCTGTAAAGATGTTCTCAGCAAGACCACTAGCAATAGTGTACTTATTCGTGCGAGGTGCATTACCACTCATATGGCGAATTGGGACAAACCCAAAGGCTGCATCAACATTAGCCATTATTCGCTCCTTTTCAGCGTAAAGTTTTAATCATCCATGACAGAGAGATCTCTGCCACGGCTCGAAGTGGACTTCCGATCTTGGTAGATTGGTTGTCCTGTTTTTCGTCCTAACGCATCAAGATCTCCTGCAACTGACTGGTTTGCCTCTACGCTCTTATTATTATAATAATTTTTCATCTGCCTATGTTTTTCTATAGGCATTTCGCAGAGTAACATTCCTTCAATTCCAACTGATCCTGCCCATTGTCCGTGATTGATGGTTGGAAACAACGCATCCTTCACACTATCGGCAGAGCGTGGGCTCCATCCCTCACGCATACGTTTGTATACGTTGTCTGGAGTTTCTTTACCCTGAATCGAGGTAGCAATCCATCGTTGAGTGTGACCTGGACGAGGTTCTGGTGCATCCAACAATGATGGTGGTTTCCATGTCGTTTCTGGGCGCGATTGCTCATCACGCATGGAGGATCGAGTTTCGTTTGCTCGCACGTTTCTTTTCTCAGTCATGACTGGCTCCTTTGCTGACGTTTGATTTCAGCCTCGTATTTTTTAAGACTTGATTCATCTGTAATTCCAAGTTCACGAGCCATCCTAAGTTGATCTTGCGACATACGCACTCTGTTACTGCCCTTATAAGATGAACCGCCTGTAGTTGGCGCAACTGGTTGTCTACTTTTTGTTCTAGCCTTACTTGGACTTGGGTTGGAGTTTAACTCAGGAAATACTTTTTGTAAACGATTATTCAAAACCTGATAATACTCATCAGAATCTTTATCATATCCCTCTAAATCAAGTTGGACATCAATAGATCGAGCCATAGCTGTTTCTCGCTCAAAACCACCAGTATTAAACCAACGATTTTGCTCCCACCAACCTTTGGCTTTTTCAGGAGTTGGGTTCTGTACAGCTTGCTGTGCTCTGCCAACAGTTGGAGACTGAGCTTGTTGCGACCTTTGTTGCTTCTGCATTTCTGCAATACGCATAGCAGCTCGCATATCAGCCATTTGCTCTTGGAAGTTAACTTGAGCTTCTGTGTCACCCTCCTCAACCGCCTTAGTTAAGGCAGCCTTGGTTTGGCTGTAGCGTTGATTGAAAGCCTTCTCGCTGTTCTGAGCAGACCCCTGTTCTAGTCGAGCAAGCCTTGCATTGAGCTGGGCGTTCTGCTCTTGGATTTGTCTAGCTTGGATCTCAGCCTGTCTTCGCTGGTCAACAAGTTTCTTAATCCTCTTTTGGACTTTGGGGCCGTAATCCTCTTCTTGGCCTTCACTCGCTGCTTTTTCTTCTTCAACGATGTCCTTCACTTCTTCAACAGGATCATCCGTTATTTCAATTTGAAAATCTTCAGGCTCACCTTTCGCCTTCTTGATCTCATCTTCAATTTCATTGATTACATCTTCATTTGCCATGGTAGCGTTCTCCCAAGTTATGTCGCTAAGTATGCAGTGACATCGACATCTTCTGGTAGAATTGACGTTAATTCATCGTCATTCAGCAAAAGAAATCTTACACCATTGATTGTTACTTTCTGACCTGAGTATTTGCCATAAGTAACTCGATTACCAACTTGTGGAATATTCATCTTCCACGATGCCCCAGTATCACGATCTTTAAATGCAAGATCACCCATAGAAGCAATTCGACCATGAGCAGTTAAATACTCCTCATTGTCTTTAGAAATCGTAGGCAGATGCAATCCACCTCTTGTCTTCATTTTTACTTGATTGGGTTGTACTAGAACTTTCCAATTCAACGGAATTGGTAGTTGGTCAACTGTAACTTTTGAGTCTGTGGACTCGTCTTTGTAAACTGTTGCAGCTGTATTCACTTTAAAGGTAGCATGTTGATGAGACATGGTCATTCATCCTCTTCATTTAATTTGTTTAATGTTTCGTTGATAACCTCAGAGGCTTGTTCTAAACCCTCCGCAATACCTACGTTCTTCTGATATGACTCAAAGTCGGACACCCGACCTTGAATCAAACTTTCAGCTATCTCTAGCCTTCTCTCCTTCAGATTCTTTTTTATCTGATTGAGTAGATCCGTTACTGTCATTTTTCACACCCCCTGACATAGAAACGCCAGTGACATGGACAGTTACATCTTTTTTATCTTCTGACATTAGTATCCTTTCTTTTTACCCATTGGTTTCTTCTTAGCTCCCATAGGCTTTTTCTTCATGCCCATCGGTTTTTTCTTCATACCCATTGGTTTCTTTTTGCCGTACATAGTTTTCCTTCCTTTCATTAATTGACCAAAACTACTTCTATTCATTACACTTGACCACCAGATAATTCACGAGCGAGCAATCGTAATGTCTCAATAAAACTTTTATCAAGCTCTTTTGCAGCTTTTGCAAATTGCTTGGGCGATATTTCGTCTGAATCAATATTCCTACGTTCTAGGAAACTTTTAGCAGCTCTAATTTCTGCCTGTGCTACTTTTTTTATTGCTGCTCGTGCCATGTCTAACCTTTACCGCCTATGTAGCCACCCACCACACCAATAACGCCAGTTAGTGACATTTGAAGCAAACCTATTACGCTTTCGTCTAACGCACCACCATGTTCATTTGCCATTTGAAATTCATCAACGACTATCAAACCAATAATGCCCATCAAGCCTACGACTAATACTAATACTATTATATCTTTTATATATTTCATTTACTACCTACTTTTTATTTGCAAGCGAGGAGCCTGTTAGAATTGCTCCAAATGCCAGATGAAACAACCCACCACCCAAAAGTGTAAATGGCTCATGTTGTCCTGTTAGTTTTTTCATCAATTCCATTTGAACCATTGGCTCCTTAGTTGAATTTATGATTTCCATAAATTGGGAAATGTCTGGTCTGTTTAATCCCCACCACACTGGACAAAATAGAAAGTCGTAAAAGCAAATTATTAAATAAAATATAAGTGCAGTCCAACGCCAAGTTAGTGTACTTTTTTCGTGTGAGGTTAGCTTCTCCATTTAAAGACAAGGTGGTGTACACATAGCTTTATTTACTCCGTAAGATATAACAGCAATAAATATTACTATTCCCAACCCAATCCAAATCCATTTGTTTTTCATCACCACGCCTTACACGACCAATATCGTGCCTTTGTTTTAGGACCAGGCTCATCGCAGTTATGTCTTGCTCTGAACTTCTTCCTACGTCCTTTTTGGTTTTTCTTAATACGCATATTGGGGTCACCGAAAGTTATCCTCCCC